ATGTCGGCGGTCGCCGTCAGGAAGCGCCCGGTGCGCTTCGTGCCGCGGAGCTTCTCGTCGATCTGCGCCTCGAAGCGCTCGATCTCGTCGGGAGACGCCTCGCCCTTGATCGAGAGGAGCCAGTCCGGCCGTCCCTTGTTCTCAAAGAAGGAGAGGTCCATCTCATGAAGCGCCGCGTTCGCCATGACCGCGCCCCATGCGGCCTCGACCTTGCCGATCCCGTAGTAGAGGTTCGCCGGGTTCGGCCGCTTGAAGTGGATGACCTCCTCCGGCTTGAAGAGCTGCTTCTGATCCTGCTTCACGCCGTATAGGTAGCCCTCGATGAAGTTCGCCGACTCCTTCTGTCCGGGGACGATCTCGACGAACTGCGACTGCATCGGCCAGAGCTCGACCGGGATGCCGAGCGTCTGGTCGATGACCGGATGAAGGTAGGCGTTTCCCGTCAACTCGGTGAACAGCACGCGGAGGACGGTCGCGTCGTAGCCGTTCTGGTACGGGTTGACCTTGGCGAGGAGCTCGAGGATCGGATGCGAGTCCTCGACGACCTCGTAGTCGTCGCCGAACTCCGCGGCCTTGCGGCGCGCGTACTGTCCGGGACGCTGCTCGGAGGCTCCGGCGAGGTAGGCCTTCTGCCGACGCGATGGGCGGCGCGTGTTCCAGAGCTTCGCGCCGCCGTTGTCGGCGCGCACATAGAGCCGGAGCGGGACCGATGCGACGGCGACCGCGTTGAGGTTCGCCGCGGCGTAGACCCAGGAGCGGTACGCCATGACCGCGGCGCGGTAGTCGAAGTCCGGGCGCTTCGCGTCCTTCCCGCCCGAGATGACGGCGAAGGTCGACTGGAGCCATCGCTGATTCGTGAACGCCTTGAGTCGTCGGAGTAGGCTCATTCAGATGACCTTGAGAACTAGAGGCCGCTTCGATCTGCGCGCTAGGACCGCGAGCGCGAGCGCGCATACGCCGTCGTCGTGTCCGACCGTAGCCTCGTAGGCGACGGCTCCTCTACCGGAGTATCGGAAGCCAAAGGCCTCCAGTTCACTTCGGAGCCATCCGTCGGGGAAGCGGATGTCCCTCGTCTGGATCGACACCTGGAGGCCTTCCATCAGCTGCTGCTTGGTCTGCGAGGTGAACTTGAAACCCTCGGCGCGCCGGCAGACCTTGCGGAGATCCTCGACGATCGGGTCGCCGACTCCCGTCGAGTCGATCTGCGCCGGCTTGTCTCCGATCATCGCCGCGAGACGCTCGCGCGTGACATTCCAAGGCGACTGCCACCGCTCGAGCCGGCAGACCGCGCCGTCCTTGTCGAGCGCGACGACCGCGGTGTAGTCCTGGCTCTTCGCGAGGTCGACGCCGTAGCACTCGGGAAGAGCAGAAGAGAGCGGACCGACGCACTCCCGGATCGCGTCGAGGCCGAACGGGTTGCCGCCGTCCTCGGCCGGCACGCCCTCGAACTCCTGCGCGAAGACCTCGGCCGGCAGCATCCGGCGCGCGGCCTCGACCTCGGCCAGGTCGAGGTGCGGGTTCGCCGCGCTGCCGAGGCGGAAGGCGCGCCAGTCGCCGGAGGTGTCGCCCTCGGCCTCGAGGTAGAGCCGATGGAAGTCACCCGTGCCTTTCGGAGTCCCGAGGAAGATCGCGCCGCCCTTCCTGTCGGCGAGGGTCGCGCGCGCGACGGCGCGCCACCAGTCGAGGAGGCCCGGAGCGAATCCGGCCTCGTCCACGAAGACGCGGCGGTACGAGCGGCCGCGGCCGGAGTCTCCGTCCTCGAGCGTCCAGAAGTCGAGCGTCCCGCCGTTGCGGAACTCCATGCGCTTCTCGACGCGGTCGATCCGCGAGACGAGCGGCTTCAGCGCGCGCTCGAAGTCGCGCATGGGTTCGGCTAGGTACTTGTAGCTAGGCGCGAACCACGCGATCGGCTGTCCCGAGAGGATGTCGTCTATCGCGATCTGCTCGCCGAAGGTCGTCTTGCCCCATCGGCGTCCGATCTCGAGGACATTGAACCGGGCGAGCGAGCGGTATACCTCTCGCTGCGACTGGTGGAGGACCGCCTCGATCGCGGGGACGCGGAGCTTCACTCGAGGATCTTCGGCGCGATGCGCTCGATCTCGATGACCTCGGCCTTGTGCGTCTCCTCCATGCGGTCCTTCTGGCCGAGGTACTGCTTGCCGAGCCAGATGAGCATGGCGACATTCCCGTCCTTGGCCTTCATGTACTGCCATCGGCGGATACTCGCGCGCATCTCGTCCATGCCGCTTCGGATCTCCTCCTTGAAGCGGTTCCGCAGCGTGCGCGGAGTGCATTTGAGGACGGCGGCGATCTCCTCCTGCGTGCATCCGATGCGCGCGAGCGCGGCGACTTGCTCCGGCTTGATGTCGGCTTTAGGCCGGCCCACGGGTCGCCTTCTTTCCGGTCAGGTTCTCCCACCGCTTCACGATGACATCGCAGTAGGCCGGGGAGATTTCCATGCCGTAGCACTTGCGGCCGAGTTGCTCTGCGGCGATCAGCGTTGTTCCAGACCCAAGGAACGGGTCGTAGATATTTCCACTAGTGCAGTTTGCAATCAGCATCCGGACCCATGCAACGGGCTTCGAGTGCGAATGCTCGCACTCTGCGTGAAGCTTGGTGATTGGAGCAGAGAACACATCGGAAAGATGTTTGCCGCGCGGGTCTGGCCTATACAGATAGGAGCCGCGCGTATTAGTAACAATGCGCGCATCGTCAGGCTCTCCGTAATGCGATCCGTCTTCGTCGTATTGACCTAAATCGCCGTACCACAGGCACATCTTCATCCGACGCAACGGTCGAGATGGTGTGTACCAGCTGCTCAAGCAGTCCCATGCAAACGCCCATGTGGGCGCTCCAAGCATGGTGACAATATCCGCGATTCGTTGTCCATCGCAAAATGCAAGGGTTGATTGTCTGGCGACCATTGAAATCCCTGCGTCCCATGGAGGGTCGAAAATCAATGACTGGCAATCATCTCCGAATCCATTCGCATTTGTGCTATCCCCGCATAGCAGGCGATGCTCCCCAAGAATCCATAGGTCGCCCGGCTTCGTGATCGGTTCAGCCGGCGGCTCCGGCACTTCGTTCTCGACGACATCTCCGACTCCCGTCAACGCCTCGAGCTCCTTCGGATCGAATCCAGTCGCCTCGAGCAGCGCCTCGTCTTCGATCTGGAGCGCGGCAAGCGTCTGCGCGAGCGAGTCGTCGTCCCACTCGGCGAGCTCGGCTGTTCGGTTGTCCGCGATGGCGTAGGCCGTCGCCTCCGCGCCCTTGAGCGCCGTGCGGACGACCGTGATCTCCTTCCATCCGAGCGCCTTCGCCGCCGTCCAGGTGCCGTTGCCTGCGCGGACGATGCCGTCGCCGTCGACGACGATCGGCTTCTGCTGTCCGAAGCGGGAGAGGCTCGCCTTGATCGTCGCGAGGTTGCGCTCGCCGTGCCGGCGAACATTGGCCGGATCGAGCGAGACGGAGTCGATCGGTACGCGCTCGGTCTTCATCGTGCCTCCCGCATCTTCATGATGGCGTCACGCTGTCTCCGAACGATCTCGAATCGCAGCTCGTCGGCGATGCATGACGCTTCCCGCCAGTCGTGGATCGACTGGTGAACCCACCAGTCTTCGACGGGTACGAGACCGGATTCATCATTAGAGGCGGCGATCATCAGAACATTGTCGGCGACGAGGCGGTATCCATGATGAACCAGGACGCCGGCCATCGCCGCCTTGATCGAGCCGGTCGGATCGCGATAGAGGTCGTGCTCGCAAGTCACGACGCCGAATCTGACGCGGTCGAGCGGAAGAGAGCAGAGCCTCCGCAGCGTGAGTTCCGGAGGCTCGAGGTCGAGCGAGAGATAGTCGATGACTCCGACATCGCCCGCGAGCCTGACGATCGCCGCGTCGACATCCGCGTCGAACGCATCGCCGAAGATGGAGTTCTCGCTCGACCTATCGCGGACGAGCGAATCGCGCGTCGCGATGTCGGCGAGCACTCCGCGCCATCC